GCATCGATAACTGCGCTTGATGCAGGCTCTAATGTTCCGCAGCTTGAAATAACTTACACTCAACCTACAGGAGACACTATGAAAGTTCAGGTAATGTAAGAAGTTGCTACTGTGGAAAAGCTCTTAAAGAATCTGAAGTATAGAATATTCAGCTCTGAGTTGAATGTTTATGGTTGCAGTCACACCTAATGACGTAAGAGGCAGACTCAACATTTCTGTTGGAACAATAAGCGATGCTCAAGTCACCAAATTCCTTGTTGATGCTGCAGCAGAGATCAGCGCAGAAATCGGACAAACTTTAGATTATTCAAGTTGTACTCAGTTGGCAGCTTCAGCAATTACGAATCTAGCAGCGATCTACTGTGCCAACTATGTAAGCGGAGGAGCAACAAGCGGACAAAGCTTCACAATAGGAAGCTTCAGCGTTAGCCAGAGCAGCGGCCAAGCAGGAAACATTAACCTAGACATCTTGAACAAGCGCCTCGAGGCGGCGATCAAGAAACTCAAAAATGATACGTTCAAAGTTGCTGAATCAGATGAGGAGTGATAGATGACTTTTCCACAAGCATACTATGATTTCGTCTATTACTATGCGCCTTGGTACTATGTCCTCTCTGCATTAATTACTGGTGATGCAACTGCTGGACAGAAAGAAGTAACTGTTACTAATGGAGCTCTCTTTCTTGCAGGTATGCCTGTAGAAATCAAAGACAGTGCTCATAGTGAATGGAATACTGTTGATAGTGTTCTCGTAAATGTCGTGACAATGACGACGAATCTTGCTTACACTTATTATGTGGCAAAAGATGGAGCTGTTGACCATCCGGATATTGCCTATGGGAAAGGCACTTTTCCAGCTGCTTTCGCAATCGAATTCTTCTATGATTATTATGGGACTCTCTCGGCAGGTGCCTTGAAGACAACTGTTCTGGCAAAGATTCAGTCTCTAGCTGACTGGCTAATCACTCAACAATGCGTAAATGCAGGTTTGAAAGCTTACGGAGGATTCGTAAACTCAGAAGGAAGCGACGAATACTGGAGTATTGATGCAGGTCGCGCTATTCCAGCTCTTCTTAAAGCATATTCCTTAACAGGCGATGCTGACCATCTGGCATCTGCTATCTTGGCAGGAAGAACGTTTCTCTTCAATATGCAGAATGAGCCAACAGTTTTAGCGCTTCAAGATACGTATTATGGGGGCTTCGCAACATATGTAGACTCTTCAGACGTTTGGGTCGTAAGTATGAGCGTTGAAAACCTTTACTGTTTAATCGGCTTGAAAATGCTCAATGACACTTACGACGTTGCAAATGCAGCAACATATACTCTTATGATGAGTGACGCGCGAGACTTCCTAGTCGAAGGCTTAAATGATATCTGGATGTGGTTTGATCCTCTCCCTTCAGGCGATGGAGAATGGCACAGAATAGGGTTAACTGAAAGTGAAGTCTATGATGATGTTATCAGCTTCGCACTCTTAGGCTTATATTACTACGAAGGATTTTCAACAACAGTCCAGCACATCTATGACTATGTAAACGCTATCAAACAAACAGGTAGCCATCCTGCTTACTGGCCTGCTGTATGCTGGCCTGGCTACATTGATGTAGTAAGCCGCTTTCCAGCATGCGAATATTATGATGCAATAAGCATCGGCATCCTTGCTCCTCTCCGGAAAGATTGGGATCCGCCTAGCTATGCATTAAGCTGTCTTATCGTTGACATGTACCCTGAAGAGTTTCTGTATTGGGGTCCTGTCTTCGGGACTTTTGCGCCTGTTACTCATCAGAAAGCTAATGCAAGCGTTACATGGATCGGAAGAATGCTCCTGAACTATGTTGCTCCCTTGACAGAATTTACGAAAGCTCTAGAAGGTTATGGTGAAGTTGTCGAGCTCTTTTCTATTCAAGAAGCAGTCCAAAGCGTAACCTATTCAGATCCTTTAGAAATTAAAGCTTTCATGCAGCCAGCACGCGCTGAAGAAGTCATTATTGAAGCTGGCTATATCATTGAAGACTATCTTAACGGCTTCACATTTATCCCTGTCAGAAACCATGATAAGATTCGAAGAAAGGGAGATGACTACGAAGTCCAAAGTGTTCAGCTTCACGTAAAAGGAAACGTGCCCTATTTCTATCAGCTTAGTTTACGGAGGCTTATGGCTACATGAGTGAGCTTGAAAATCCTGTGACAACAATTTTGCGGCTCTTGAAAACGAAAGTTAGCGTCATTCGGAATAATGCAAGCGTTGCTAGTATACTCTATAGTCCAGAACATTATGACAGGGAGTTTATGAAGACTTACGATGCAGTAGTGACTCTTGGGCTTGAATCAGAAGATATTAACAAGGTTAATCTAGCTTCAACTATAAGGTGGCGAATGATCTATCTAAGATGTTTAATTCACACAGTTGATAGGGCTATTCAGATAGATCCTGCTCGAGAAATGCGTGATAAAACTCTCGCTGGAATATTAGCTGTTATCCAAGCTAACCGTAACTTGCCTTACCAAACAATCTACAATTTTAATGGTCTCGGCTATTATTCAACAACTCACAAAGCATATGAAGGAGCTGACGCAACAGAACTCGCTCCAAATAGTACAGTGTGGACTGAATTATCTGTAGCTGATTATCAACATTTCTGGACAAGCAATAATAATCGACATACCAAGTCAACAACAAGTAACACGAAATATAGCCAATTTCTCTTCAGCTTCAAAGTTGGAAAAAATACAACTTCAACAACAATTTCAGAGCTTGAAGCAAGAGAACAATGCCTCAAAAAGTTAGTCTTAACTTTTGAAGGCTACGGAACAGGCGCTCAGCCTGGCTTAACTCCGCCTCCTACGCCTGGTATAACCTTCAAAATATGGGACCACTCAACAAGCGCATGGACTCATACTCAGACTGGTACTTCAAGCGCAGTAGATGAAGTAACAACTATTACGTTAACAGCTGACCTCATAAACCATGTTGACGCTAATGGATACCTCCACGTTTTAGTCCGGAGTACATATCCAAGTAATGGAAGCGACCCCTCTTCAATAACTGGTGATTTCGTTGAATGTACCCTTCAAGTAACAGGCTTAACATTCTGTGACGTCTTAAGCTTTCGTGAACTTAACGACACTAATGCGAAGCCTTATCTATGGAAAACAGAACTAAAGCTTAAGGGCTACATGTTTGAAACAGTCTCCTAAATCTTACAGTAATTGAGAGAACAAGAATGTTCAGGATACACCTAAGTTTCGGTTTCGCTTGCAGGAAAGGAGTCTGCAATCTAGATCTTAAGCGGCCTCATTGGACATGTATGCATTGCGACAGCCGCAAAGCCTATTATGGTAAAGGCTACCATGAACATATGAGGATCTCTACATACATCCTTTACATTGATGAAAACCGCCCGAATGCGAAGCTGAAAGGGATTCTCCTCAAAAAATTGCTCTCAGTCGTAGAGGGATTAGCAGTATGAGAGCTTTCACAGTCATCAAAGGTGACAAAGAAGGGAGTGTGACGAAAAACAAATGAGCGTAGAAACGTATGGAGCGCATGAGTTTCGCCTCTATTTCGTAGCTGAAAGCGTATATGGAGTTACTCCAACAAGTCCAACAATGCTCGGCATAAACGCTGAAGCAGTTGATCCAGGTATTGATTCTGGCCTCATAAAGGTTCGCGGTGTAGGAAGCAGAGATCTTCAGACTATAAAGAAAGGTCTCCAGCGCGTTCTTCTCAAGATTCCGGACTGCTTAAGCAGTGAATCACCGATCAGTTTCATTCAGCATGCCCAAACATTAACCAGCTTAAGCATTGAGGCAATATACTACAAAAGTTTGTGGGCTACTCCAAGTAATATCCTTAGTTTCACGTATAAAGGAATGAGAATTGACAAACTTACCGTTCAATGTAACCTTGAAGACCTCATTAAAGCTAATGTTGAATTGATCGGCAAAAGTTTTTCTCTTGGAACAGCAAAAATTGCTGGAGCAAGTTACGGCGATTATGCTGGAGCAGTTGCCTTTAACGAAGTTGGAGTTTCACGCGGCGCCGCAGATGGAAGCACTCAAGTAACAACAACTAAAGTAACTGATTGGAAATGGACTTTAGAGAATAACTTGAAGCCTGTACCTTGCATTCAAAGTCCACCATCAACAAGTTCCTTAATAAAGTATCTCCGGGAACGTCACAGAAACCTGTACGGCGAAATTACGTTTGAGTTTGAAGATGATACTGAATTCGACGATATGGTCTCTGATAATGAATTTAGCCTCAAGTTTGACCTAGGCCCAGCTAGTAGCGCTCTTTTCAAATACTGCAAATGGGATACTGTCGCAACGCCGACTAGAATTGAAGACTTAGTAAGCGTAAAAGTGAAGTTCACAGCTAGAGACGTCGTCATCAGCTAAGGTGATCTAGATGGAACTGACAAGAAACAAAACAATCGCTATCATCCTCGCTTCTGTCGCTGTTGGAAGCGTTGTCGGATCACTCATAACATATACTTGGCTTTCTGCAACAGTCAGAATATCTAACACAGCACAGATCAAGTCTGTCGGCGTCAGCGTCTTCAAAAATGGAGAATGCACAATAGAGTTGACAATGATTGACTGGGGCTTCCTTGAGCCTGGAGAAACAAAGAATTCATTAGCCTACCTCAAAAGTACAAGTAATGTCCCAATAAATGTGACTATGGTCACTGAAAGCTGGATCCCTGCAAACGCAACAACTTTTATAGGCTGCTCATGGAATGCTGAAGGCCGACAGATAAGCCCAGAAGGAATAATTCCTGTCAACTTCACCTTAACAGTTGACAAAGCAACAAAAGGCCTGAAAAGCTTCAGCTTCACAATAGCAATCACCGGGAGCGGATAAGATATCAGGACACAAAGTATAGATGTCAAAGAAGACTTCGGCAAAGAATACGCTGGCCAGTACGTCTTCAGAGAGATCACTTGGGCAAGAAGGAGCAGGATCTGCCAGAAACACACGAAGTATAGCAAGATGACTGGCCAGGTTGAGATGAGCGATTTCGTCGCGATCCAGGCAGAGTCCATTTTTGCTAGCCTAAAAGAACAGCCTGACAATAAGCCGATAACGCTCGAGAAGTTACTCGCTGAAGAGGAAGGTGTCCCGATAGAAGTCGGTGAGCTCTTCTCGAAAGTCGTCAACAAACTTAACGGTGTCTCTCATGATGAACTGCGTTTTTTGTTAGAGCAATTAAGCGAGGAAAACCGAATGCAGCTCTTTCAGAGTTTCGGTTATGCAAAGAATTCGGATGGACAATCCTCGAGCTCCGAAGGCAGCCAGCAAAAAGTATCGAGCAGTTCCTAGTGATTCTGAGAGAGATGGATCTCCAGACTGAAGACGAACTCGCAAAAGCAAATAGGGGAGCAAAGACTTATGGCCGTTGAAGTAGTCCTTCAAGTTCAAGGCGTTGAACAGTTTCAGGCAGCTCTCTCTAAGTTAGGCATTTCACTACAGGATTATGTGCGAGCGAAATTGAGTGAATGGGCTGAACTTGTTAAGGCTGAAGCTAGAGCTAAAGTTCCTGTTAGAACAGGCTATCTTCAGAGTACAATATATTCTCAAGTCAAAGATTGGGTGGTTCGCATTGGCGCTGAGGCAACTTACGCTTTGTTTGTCGAATTCGGGACTAGATATATGCGAGCTCAGCCCTACATTTTTCCGGCAGTTCAGAAGTATCTTGACCAACTTGAGAAGATGATTTCTGAAGGGATAGAAGCTGCAAAGTTAGGAGCTGGTCTTCAATGAGTTTTAACGAACTTGCAGTCTCGATTATTGCTCATAATCTGGCAAGTGCAGAATTCGTTAGGGTAGCTGCTGATGCTGGAGTTATGGCTTCACAGATTTCGGGGCAGAGAATCCTCATTAGCGTAGAGAATCAGGCAAGTCCAGCATTCAGTACCATAAGCGAAGATGCTGCAGGACTTAAGGCTCAGATTGAAAGCTCTCCAATATCGATAAATTTTGCTCCTATTGACATTCCATCAGTCCCGCCGATAGATGTTTCTTCAGTTCAAGCTGCTAACATTACTTTTCAGCAGACAAGCGTCTCAGCAGCAAACATGAGTGAGAGCTTGAAGGCTTCGGCAACAGGATTTACAGAAGTTGGAGCAAAAGCTGAAGCAGTTAATGTTAGCTTAAGAAGCGTCTCTTCAGGATTTATGGCAGTTGGGCATATGGGAATCGCTGTCACGAGTCTTGCTAGCAATTTCGGGATCCTTGACAAGGAAAGCAGCAAGTGGATCAGCACGATCATGAGCGTCATAACGCTTATGGGAGCATGGATTCGGCTCAAAGCAATTATGACTACTATAACGACTGGACACACTGCTAGCATCGCAATTAATACGACAGCTGAAACTTCGAACGCAGGCGCGAGTATAACGACAAGTATAGCTCATAAGATCAAAGCCGCTGCAACATGGATCGCTGTAGCCGCTCAGAATGCTCTAAACATTAGCCATGCAACATTCTTAGCCTTAACAGGAGTCGGAATCGCAGTTATAATCGCTGCAGCTGTAGCAATGTCATATTTCGCTTCACAGATGAATAATGCAACTTCAGGGATGAGAGACTTCAATAGTGCAGCAGCCGAAACGCCAACTTCAGGCCGCAGTATTCGACGGTCTGGAGAAGACTTATACCGTAAAGGCGTTGAGTAACCTTGAGCAGCGACATTCCCAAAATTGCTGCTGTTTTAGGCTCTGTTACTCCCCCGCAAGGAGACATTATTGATCTTGTTCTTCATTTAGGCTGTACTAAAGAAGTCTCATCTTTTGACCTTCTCCTTCAAAATTGGGACCAAGAGTATAGTCCAGGAGGAACAACACCTATCCTTGTTGGTGTTGATGGACACATTGATGTTGGCAGAGGTACTAATGTTCCACAGTTAATCACTTGCAGAGTTGAAAGTATCAAGTGTTTCTGTCCAAATCCAAATGAATACTATATGCTGGTAAGCGGTAGATGTTGGGGAGAAAAACTGTTCCGTCGCGTAGTAACAAAAACTTATACTAGCCAAAAGGGAGAAGCGATCGTTAAAGACTTGATGGATTCTTATGCGCTTCTTAGTCACACTCGAAGCGCTACTGAGCTTGTAGAAGACACGGATACGACGTTCACTTTGCTTGAGTATGAGGATACGCCTTTATGGGATGTTTTGAAGTATATTGCTGAAAGCAGTGACAAGGCAGGCGTAATCGGCTATGATTTTCGTGTGGCACCTGATGGCAAGTTCGAGTTTTTCCCAAAGAACAGCAAAACGAGTAGTGTTAGCCTAACAGAGATCGCTGAAGTTAGCGAGTACAGGAAAGATATTCACAGAGTCCGGAACAAGATTATGATTTATGGCCTTGCTGACAAGAGTGTACCTCTAGATAAGGATCTCTGGACTGAAGCAGTTCATTCTACTGACGGAATTTGGACATCAATAACTGGTGAACCGCCCGTTTTTGATACAGTCTCAAAAGTCAAAGGGACTGGGAGTATCAAACTTCACGGAATTCAAGCTTACTATGAAGGTGCAGTCTTCACAATCGATGGAGGCAAAGAAGTTAACTCTAATTTGTATCCGACTTTAAGTTTCTATCTTGCTCTCCAGCAAGCTTTCAGCGGGAATGTAAGCATCTGTCTAATAGACACATCAGCGAGAGAAGCCTGGAAACACGTTAATATTGGATTAAATGAGTGGCAGAAAGTAGATGTTAGAGTCGGCGCAGTAAATGCTGGCGATTGGTCATCTATTACTGCTGGCTTTGATTGGAGCGCCATAAAAGTTGTTCGTATTGACTGTTGGTTTGCAGGTATAGGCAGCGGCTACTTCTGGGTTGACTCTCTCTATTTCGGAGGGAGAAGATATGCTGCGATGCAGGAAGATGTTCCTGGAAGCCAAACAAGTTATGGTCTTCGAGAATTTACTGAAACAGATGAAGAACTCAACAGCGATCTAGACTGTAATTTAAGAGCAAAAGCCCTCCTGGACTACTTCAAGGATCCAGCAGAATACTTGACTGTTGAAAGCAGCGTTATAGATTATGCTCTTGACCCTTCTTTGCCTGGAGACAAGATTCACGTTGAATTGCCCAACGAGAATGTTGACTCTGATTTTCGGATTGAAAGCGTAGAATACCATGTTGACGCGAGACAGCAAACTCTCATAATAACTTATGAGCTTGGGAAGGTCCCGCCTCAGATAGCAGACTATCTTTATGGCTTGCGGGCAACAACTGTAACAGTAGAGAAACTTGCTAGGACAAAACTTGGCAAAAGAGGAGTACCTTCTGTTTCTTACGGAGGCGGTCTCGGGAACCATCATTTAGGACATGAAACAGGAGATGATACAGGCGCTCAATGGGCAAGTGATGATGATGGCGGCTGGGACAAAATTGAAGGCTGGATAGCTCCCAAGTTTATTGGACCCTTCAATGATTCAGCAGCAATCATTCAGTTTAGAACAAAAAATAAGGCTGCAAACACAGTAGTTGATCATGAGTTTAACCCTTCAGATGACTTAAGGGGAATTCTTGGCAGTAGCGCTTACAGGTGGAAAGAAGTTAACACGAAATATCTGCTTCTGCCTTCAGATGGTTATGTTCAACTGAAAACTTTTGGAGAAGCAAATCCTAGAGCAAAATTGGATCTTGAGCTTCTTCAGTTTGGTCCCGGAGGCAGTACAGCTCTTGACACTTGGCTGAAGCGTACAGGAGTAGCAAACCTTGAACTTAAAACTAATCTGTTACCGGTTGCTGACGAAAGCGGCAACTTAGGCGCTGCAGATAAGCGGTTTGCTAAAATCTGGACTGTTAACCTTGCAGTTACAAACATGATTTTCGGCAATGTCATTCCAAATATAGATAATACTTATGATTTAGGAGAGAATGCTACTCCGAAAAGGTGGCGTGACATTTGGCTTTCAGGTGCATTAAGACTTCTAGGTGGCGGCGTTCAAATTAACCTCTTACCTAATGCACATGCAACATATGATTTAGGGGCTGACCTGACTAGATGGAGAGACATATATGCTAGCGGCGTCGGAAAGTTCGGTACACTTGAAGCTATGACTTTCATTAATTGTGCAAGTATAATCGCAACTGGAAACGGAAAGTTCAATGACCTCAATATTGGCACGTATATAGTCATTACAGACGGCAGAGTTTTGCAGAATGTTACTGCTGACGCTGCAGTAATCACAAGCGGACAATTTGGACTCGGAAGAATGCCGCGCGGAGACCTTGGCCTTATCTTAGAAGGAGGAGGCGCAAGTTTTGATCCGCTTTATGTTGAGCCTGATGGGAGATATACGCCTGCAGGTCATACTCATGGCGGTGGCGACATATCAAGCGGGACTGTGCCTGAAGACCATGTCCCCAGCGTATACTCAGGCAAAATAACTTTTAACGGTGGCATATCAACAAACAGCGTAAACTGTGCAAACTTTAGCGCAACAGACATCGTCTTTGAGAACAATTTTAGAATCACAGAAGCTGAGAAGTTAGGCTTGCCGAAGGGTTTAGCTTTTCTTAATCCGAAAGGCAAGATCTTACTGTTCTTGGACGCGAAAGGGAATCTGAAAGTAGCTGGAAAAATAGGCAAGTTCAACAAGAAAGTAGCAGGCTAGTGTACAGCAAAATTCTTAGGCAAGATATACTCAGATATTGGATCTCTTAAAGAAGTGAGTAAATATGGACTATGCTGAATTCGTCATTTTGATTCTTCAGAATCCTCTTGCTCTCGGCGCTATCATGGCTTTCATCTGGAACATCGGAGGCTACATAAGCGCAAGTGCACGCGCCAGAAAACTTGAAGCTTACGACAAGAACAAGTTCATTGAAACGCTTGCTCTCTTTGAGACTGCCATGATCATAACTCAGGGAGTAGCTGGCTTGCCTACTTCATGGGCAACAACATTATCGATCATCGTAAACATTTTAGTGTCCCTGAAGAAAGCTCTCGCCAAATAAACTAACCTTCTCTCTCGAATTAGTGAATAGAAAACTGCCTGAAAACTGGACATGAAAAAAGGGGTTGTTTCGTTCCAAAATTGGAACTCGTCAGGGGCAGTTCAAAATACCGTTGATCTAGCTTGGTAGCGGCTTAATTCATGGTCTTTGTGGCTTTCTATGAACTTGCGTCTTTCTTTAGCATCGAACTTCTTGTTTCCATGTGCTATCCAGATAGCGATGCCTGAACAAGAGCATTCGATTCTGATAATGTTCTTTGCACCTTTGAGTTCTCCAACTTTCATACTATTCTTTCCTCCTGAGTTGGACATTACTATTTGTCGCCATCCTTTTCCGAGTCTTTTCTGCATCCGTTTTCACGCAGCTTAGGCATAAGTTTCACCTCCTCAGGGGCTTTCGGCCTATTCCGTTTTGGTTCTGCATGATCCAATAGAAGAAGCCTTCTTTAGCTAGTTTCCCATTTTCCTTCAAGATCTCATCTCTGAGTGTTAGGTACTCGTTTGTGTCGACGTCTGTCCGGAGCTCGAATATGCCTTTCTTTCCTTCTTGTTGTTGCCAGGGACTTGTCTTTTTCTGTTGTTCTTTAGCAGGCGGCAAAGTTTGCGGGGGAGCTGGTTCTTTCGGCTTTCCTGAAAGCTGCCGTTGAATGTCTTCTACGACTTCTAGAAGATGATTAAGCAGATAGCCTTGAGCGTGAACAGCATCCAGGATCTCGAGAGAAATATTAGGAGAACTCATTATGATTCCACCTCCTTTTCTGTTATTTTAAGGACTGACAAAACTTGGGTTTTTGCCTCTGACAGTCTCTTGACTGTTTCTTCAAAGGTTTTCTCGTTTCCTTCTAGGCTTGCTTTCACGATAAGCTTATCAGGATACTTTGCTTCTGTGTTTTTCCTGATCTCCTCTTCTATGCTTATGTGGAAAACGTAGCCTATTTTCGTCTGTTCTATCTCTGTTTTTATGCTCATATTTCCGTCTCCTCTAGATTAGGAAGATAGATTCCTGCTGACGCTGCTATTATCTTCGGCTTTCTATTCTCATAAAAGTTTGGACATGCTGCCTCGTTGACTCTTCGGTCTAAGTAGCGTTTCTCATGTTGATGCCATTTCCAGTCTTTAATGCTTTGGAGGGTTAATCTTCTGCTGACAAACTCTGCCCAAACCTCGCTTAGGCTGACTGGCTGAGGAGGCATTCCCATACTTTTTAGGCGCTGCATCTTTCTCCAGTAGAGGCCATAGACGATTTCAACGACCATTTGACGATGAGCTTTAATCTCATCGTTTTCTGGGGGCTGAGCTTGCGGAGCCCAGCCCTCGAGCTTCTTTGTTTCTCCAGTCGTTGTCATTGCATCTCCTCTAAGTTTTTGACTATTGTTGCGCTTAGGTATTCTTGGCAGATTTTCGCCAGGTTCTCAGGAGAGAAAGGCTTCTTATCTTCCCAAGTTTGCAGTAGTTGACTAATCGCGCGGAGAGGAGCACAGACGTTAAGTTTCGCGCAGGACAAGCAGCTTCTTTCCGCGTTCAGGTTTGCTTTCAGCTTTTCTTCATCTATCATCTGCATCTTCCTCACCTCAGATCTTGAGCTCTATCGCTTTATGCAAAATGTTGTATTGATGGATTTTCGTTTTGAGTTGCGCTTTCGGATTGTGCCAAATGATTTCCGTTATGTCATTGTAGACTTGCCATTGAGTAAGATGTTCTGGCACGATCGTTGCTTGCTTCTCTTCTGCTTTCAGGTAGCCTGGCAGAGATTTCTTGCTGAGGCGACTGTTCTGGATCCTAGTTAACCATGCCTTGTTTGCTTCGACTATTGCGAGCTCCCGGTATTGCTCGAGAACCTTTTTAGCGCTGTCCATTGCGTTGATAAGAACGTCTTTCAGTTCTATGTCAAAGTTTGCTGTGTGCCTGCGATATACCCAGTTGACCGCTTCTCTATCTAAGGCACTCATTCTTCTTGCGATGCCGAGGACGAGATTCTGGCAGGTTCCTCTGAAAGTGAAGTATCCTGTGCTAAAGCTAAGGCTGCTATCTATGCTGTTGTTGACTGTGACGCCTACGAAAACTTTGTCTGTTCCTATTTTGTAGTCTGTGTTTGCTGCGTATGCTGCATGCATTCGTCTTCCGTCTTTCTCTAGAAGAACGTGCCGCCCGAAGTCTTTGGCGTGTTCTTGCTGTTTGAGTTTGTCGAAGGGGATTAGGTTAGCGTCTTTGGCTGCTTTGTCTGCTATGCCGAGGGCTTCCTCGTTTGGAATAAGTTTGTAGCCTTTTCTTACTATGCTGAGGATTTTTCCGTTTTTAATTATTGCTTTCCAGCCGCTTTCTGTCTTGCCGTAGTTAATGTATGCTTCTTGAAGGCCATACTGATTCCATGTAGAATCTATCTTTCCATAATCGAGCTTCTCTGTTGTTATATTCTCCAAGTTTTTCACCTCCTTTTGCAACTATCTGTAAACTGTAAACATCTTGTTGATCTGTCTGACTGTTTCTTTGTTGCTTGCGATCTCTTCTTTTGTTAGGCTAACGTGACCGCAGGGCTGGTAGATTCCGCTCATGTAGATCAGGCTTTTTGCTTCTTTTCCGCAGACTACGCATATCATTTTTTTTTCCCCTTCCAGTTTTCTTGACTTATAACGACTGCCATTTTGCATTTCCGGCACCAGAGCCAGACAACATTAACGTTTTCATGTTTGTAAGCTAAGGGTCCGGCGCATTCTGGACACTTCTCTAAAGCTGCCTTGTTCGCTCGAGATTCTTCAGGCTCTATATGTTCGCTCATTCTAGACTTCCCCTTTTAGCTGCAAACTTTCTATCCTCTGGTTCTTATGGCCACTAGCTCGAAACCGCGTGTGCGTCCCTTGAGACTGAAACATCTCGAAACTTGTCGCCTTGAAAGTCTTAGTGCCGTCAGAAGCCAAGATTTCAGGGATCCATTCTGCTTGCGCTTTCAATTTTTCCACTTCCGTTTTTAGTAGTTCTGTTTCTTTTCCTTGAGCTTCTATGATTTCAATGAGGACATCAAACTTTCCTTTAACATCCTTATCGGGCAAGTTGCTCAAGCTTGCCAAAAGATTGTTTACTCTACTTTCACATGCTTCCATATTTTTCGTCTCTTTTGGTTTTACGCTAGCCTCTCGGAGAAGCTAGCAATATAAAGAAAAGAGTAAGAAGCCTGTCATATTTCTAGGCTCTTTGAGCTTTGGCAAGCGAGCGCTTGTCTTGCAGGTCCTCTTTCGCTTGTCAGAGGCGCTTACTTTTCTTCGGCGATTCTGACTTTGCTTGAGATGCTGAAAGAAAGATTCTTGCCGTCTGTGCGGAAGCGTCTTAGGCGGCTTGCTTTCGTCTTTCTCTCGGTATTGCTCTGCTGCTGCTCGAGACTAGCTTGACAAGAAAATTAATATAAACTTTTGCTTTTGTTCTATGCACAACTTCACTTTAGAATTCAACGAGAATGTTAGGAGCCACAAGCATAAGTCTAAATAGTGAGATGGGCAAAATAATGAAAGCTTAATCTGTCCGACCCTCCGCGAACGAAGAGTCGGACAGGAGCGCAGCAGATCTCCCAAGAGGCGACGTAGGAGAATCAGCCAAATGCTACATAACAAGTATTCAACAAATAAGCCTTTCGCAAGAAGAATCCCGCTAGTTCCCCGAGAAGCAGCTGCGATCATTAAGCTCCGCAGAAACTTCCGCTACACAATTAACGTTCTAGCTAAAGTTTTCGGCAGAAGCACAAGCATCATTCACAGGCTCCTAAAGTTCAACACTGATCTTGGAGCTCTAAGAAAAGTAGATCTCCGCAGAATACCGACAAGAGTTAAGAAAATTAGTTCAGCAAGACAAGAAGCAACTCTCTATCGTTTTCTTGATAGCTGGGTCGCCTGGATAAGCTCAGAAGAGGAGAAGCCGCCCTAACGCCTTAAACTTGTCTTATAATTCAATACTTAAGATAGAATAGAGACTAGACTAGACAAAGAAAAGTAAAGAGAAACGAGAGAGAAAATCTAGAAAAAGCTACTTTAACACTTCTCTCTGGTATACTCTTGAGAGCTTTTTTCTTATTGGGTAAGTCTTAAATTCGAGTAGTTGTAGATGTGTGTCTAGTGATACGAGTTGGTTTAGTGGGTAGTGAGTGTTCTGAAGGCTAATTCTGGTAGTTCTGACTCTGTAGAGTCTGATTCTCGATTTGATGGTTTTGTGGAATGTAGGCAAGCTCGGATTCTGTCAGACGCTAAAATCTTGGCTGATTTTGAAGCGTTGAACTTGTCCGTTTCTGGTGAACGGGTGATTCTCTGGGATTGTCCATTGATGTCATGTGATGTTGCATGGCCTCATTGTTCTAGGTCTTGTGTAGAACGTTTTGCGTTCAGGTGGTGGGAGCATTTCGGTGAATAGTCTTTATTCCAGCACTTTTTCATAGAAGAAACTCTCTAGTATAGTGTATGAGTGATAGTGTATGAGTGACTCTAGAAGTGATCTAAGAAAGGTCCAGGCTCAAGTATGCAAAGCTTGCAAGGCTTGTAAGTCTTATGAAGATTCTCAGAAATGCCAGACTCACTCGGCAATAAACAGGATTTTCCAAAATTCAACATAGAGATACTTTTCAGAGCCTTATATAGTTAGCCAGATTTTTGACAGTTTTTTCTCAGCTAATGGAGAAAACAGCCTTTTCAGCTTTCGACAAGTCCATTTATTGCATCGGAAACTGATAATCAATATTCTTAAGTCTTACGATTCTTAATAATAATGTAGAAAATGCATGGAAAGGGCATGACACTATAAAGTTGACGCTGTTAGGATAGCCTCTTTAGCTTAGAAGTACCTACTCGTGCCATCGGAGCCTTTTTTGCGGTTATTCAGCAAGACTTTTAAACGGAACTAAAGAATAGAAGACAAGGAGAAAAAATCAAATGGACTGCGAAATATCTGTAGTCAGACATCTTGCTGACGACGAAAAAGAGAAGTATGTCGCTACACTCAAAGGAGAAACACTTCTCGACGGGGAAATTATACAAGTAGAACTAAAGTTGACATCAAAGGCAGGGCAACTAATTACTGCCTGGCCCCTGGGTAGCGTCTCAAACGTGAAAGTAGGACCTACTCCTCAACAGAAACTGAAACAGTAAGCTTCATCTCTTTCCCTTTTTCTTTCTCTATCGCTTATAGCCCGTTTGCCTTTGCTATTTTCTGTGCAAACTCTTCAGCTTGTTTAGGCGTAAGCGGTGGCTTGTAGGGATATCTCACAACAATGTAGCCTTTAGACTCTAGAGCATTAGTTACGTACTCATCGCGGAGCTTGACTGCATTACTTGTCAAGTGTACCGGACCATCTAAGAAGCCGACAACTGAAGGCCTGTTCTCAGCTCTGTTATCGATCAGAGCATCAGCATTCGTTGCTTCCAGGATAATGACTTGCTGAAACTGAGCTTTAGGCACTAGTTTCTTCAAAGGAATTCGGATCGCTAGATCTCCAGCGCTTTCTGTCCCTGTCATCCTTTCTCTAAAATTAGTCATTTCTCTCCCTTCTTGAATGCTCTCAATCCAGAAATCATTGACGCTTGAAGTTCACATAGCAAGTTATATTTAGCCAAGTCTTTCAATAGTAAGTCTTTCAATACTTTCTCGTTGTCTTTCTGGAAAACAGAAAACAAGTCATGGAAACTATCATATTCACTAAGTATATGGTCGCAAGCATCATTGTCCAGCAGTATATCTCGGAATTTGTCTAAGGCTTTCCTCAAATCTTTCGTTGAAACAGGCTTAGAACCGCAGAAATGTTTTGCTGTTACAAAGTCTTTTCTGAGGTCTTCATGACATTCAAGACAATAATGGCACAGGTCTTCAGGCAAATCTGCGTATCCTTGACAGCCACAGGGACAAGCGCACCTTATCCTTTGTTTAGATTCAGTCATTTCTTTTTTGTCTCCTTCTTGGTAAGCTCACCTTCTGGTTTAAACCCGCAT